TTCTGAGGCGAAGAAAAATCGCCCCGCGGCTTAAAATGCCACATTCTCCCGGCTTGCCCATCACTCCTGTTTCCATATACCGGCGTTGTTGAATATGAACCAACCGTCACCGATTTGATGGATAAAGCGTTGTTCTCCCCTGAAATGGTGTACAGTGATGCAAAAAAAGAATGGGACAAAGGTAATTATTCTGAATCTATCGCTAAGTATGGCGTAGGGTTGTATGCGGATACACCTATTTTGAGACAAGCTATGTCTGCTACAAATAACGCTTTAAAAAGAACTATAAAAGAATATGGTAAAGAACCCAGTTTTGATTCACTAATAAGTTTTTTTAAAAACTTAATGGTTAATGAGGAAGGTCAATTACATATGTTGAGCAAAGCAGACGGCGGCGTGATATCATTGAAAGACAAAGCGGTAAACATGAACCGCGGCCCACGGGGCATAGAGCCTTTTGTACAATATTTTGATAGTGGCGGCGTGGTACAGTCTATCAAAGACTATATAGGCAGCTTTTTTCAAGATACACCTGTAGTCAAAACAGGACAGGAATCTGTTCCTGAAACTAGAAACATTTTTGAAGAACAACGTAGAGTTGCTGAAAAAGAAAAATATAGACCAATGGTGGAAGAGGGTATAGCACGAGCCATACAAGGAAGAAGTATGGATGAACGATTCCCGCGGTATGATCAGGACAGTCCTCTTATGCAAGTAATAGCGGCAAGGATTCGTAAAAGAAGCGAACAACCGTTTACTCCTTTTGAAAAAAAATTAGGTCTTCAAGACGATCCTTACGCAAAGTTACCTCCTGCACCTTCTACATATCAAACAGGGGTAGAGTTTGGAGATATGGAAACAGGTTTTGATTTGTTGAATCAGCTTAATTTTAATAAAGTATTACTTGCAGGATTAAGAGATAATAGAACTTTATCTGATTTTGTTAAAACGCCAAAAAGAACTGATGATAATTTTTATAGAGCTTTAGGGTTATCTAGAGCTTTTTATCAATCTAGGGATAATATTATACAGATGTCTCCTCTTGAAATGGACAAAGATTTTAGTGAAACTTTAGCCCACGAAATAATTCATAAAGGAGCGGAACTTTTAAGAAAAGCATTAGGGCTAGATCTTGGAAAAATAAGAAACAATGTCATGTCAAAAGGACTTATGAGTAAGGCAGAACACCGATACATACAAAGTCTCGTTAATAAGGCTTACATGGACAGACTGATACTTAATAAATCTATTGATTCTAATAAAAGTCTTAGGTTTTATGAAGAACAATTAAAAAAACTTCCTAACGATAACTTTTACAAGAACCAAGTAGAAGATTACAAAAAATACGTCAAGCAAGACCGTAATGAAGCTTTATTAGGGGAATCTAAGCGAGTTTTTGAGCTGTATATGACCGATAAAAATAAAGAAGAATTTATAAATAGAGTAAAACCTATTTTAGAAGAAAATAACCTATTAACCTATTTTCTTTCAGAAGATTACGATTATAAGGAGAAATCAAAGGCAACACAAACAATGCCTTTTGAAGCTTCCAAGGCAGTATTTGATATAGCTAATAGTATAATGGCAGAAGACTACATAACACAAAAATTTGCAGAAAATATGAGAAAAGCAGAAAGTTCACGTCTTACAAAAGACTACCCCTCTTATTTTCCAGAACAAATACCGTCAAAATTTGATTTGTATACACCAGACACATCAAAAGCCGAAGGCGGTGTTATAGGCTTGAAGGACAGGGCTGTTAAAATGCATAGGAATGTTGTATAGTACCTAAAAGGAGAATTACATGGCAAGAGAACCAATAGGCAGCATGATGGAAAATGTCCCATCTCAATTAGATGAGGATGAATTAGCTGCTGAAGTAGAAATAGAGATGCCTGACAGTCTTGACATGGGACCTATCCCAGAAGACGTGGAGATTATGGAAGAAGATGATGGAAGTGTTGTCGTTGATTTTGAGCCACGAGATCAACGAGGCACGACTGAAGACTTCTATGCCAACTTAGCTGAAGAGATGCCTGATGGTTTACTTGGAAAGATTGCGAGTGAGCTGACAGGTGAGTTTGACGAGAATAAGAGCGGTAGACAGGAGTGGGAAGATGCTTTCGCCAATGGTTTGGAATTACTTGGATTTAGCTACGAGGAGAGATCACAGCCCTTCAGAGGTGCGAGTGGGGTTACTCACCCGCTTTTGGCGGAATCGGCAACGCAGTTTCAAGCCCAAGCCTTCAATGAGTTGTTGCCTCCCACTGGACCCGTGCGAACTACCGTGCTTGGATCAAGCACTCCTGAAAAGGAAGACCAAGCCCAACGAGTAAAGGAGTTTATGAACTACTACATAACTTGTGTTATGGAAGAGTACACTCCTGAATTAGATCAGATGTTATTTTATTTACCGTTAGCGGGTAGTACGTTTAAGAAAGTTTATTATGATGAGAACTTAGAACGAGCTGTAAGTAAGTTTGTTCCAGCTGAGAATTTGATTGTACCTTACAACACCACGGATCTGGAAACTTGTCCTAATATTACTCAAGTTTTGAAACTGAGCTTAAATGATTTAAGAAAGCGGCAAGTTGCTGGTTTTTACAGGGACATTCCTGTTATACCTGCACAGGGCGAATCGGGAGCCCTGAACGATGAGCTAGAAAGAATAGATGGAATGTATCCATCTCAGATAAATTATGACTGCACTTTATTAGAATGTCATGTTGATCTGGATCTTGAGGGTTATGAGGAGCTAGACGAGGACGGTGAGCCGACAGGCATAAAAGTTCCTTATATTGTCACTCTTTCTCAGGATAATGGCCAAATTCTGTCGATTCGCAGGAATTTCAGGGAAGACGATGCAAAGAAGTCTAAGATACAATATTTTGTACATTACAAGTTTCTTCCGGGTTTTGGTTTCTATGGACTAGGACTAATACATACAATCGGTGGTTTATCGCGAACCGCGACTGCTGCACTAAGGCAGTTGATTGATGCAGGCACGTTATCGAACTTACCAGCAGGTTTCAAGGCCCGCGGCCTACGGATCAGGGATGATGACGAGCCGTTACAGCCGGGAGAGTTTAGGGATGTAGATGCTCCGGGTGGTGATATAAAAGCAAGTTTAATGTCATTGCCCTTCAAGGGACCCGATCAGACCTTAATGCAGTTACTAGGCTTTGTAGTTGATGCGGGACAACGATTCGCTACCATAACAGACTTGAAAGTAGGCGATGGTAATCAACAGGCAGCTGTGGGCACGACTATAGCGATGTTGGAACAGGGCTCACGGGTCATGTCTGCGGTGCATAAGAGATTACATTATGCGATGAAATTAGAGTTCAAGCTCTTATCTAAGGTGATGTCTGAGTTTTTACCGGACGAGTATCCTTACACAATAACGGGTGTTGATGGCAGTATAAGAAGACAGGATTTTGATGACAGGGTAGATGTACTTCCTGTTTCTAATCCGAATGTATTCAGTCAGGCACAGAGGATATCTTTGGCTCAGACTAAGATGCAGTTAGCTACGTCAGCTCCTGATATGCACAACATGTATGAAGTGTTTAGGGACATGTATGAGGCTTTGGGTGTCAGAGATATAGACAGGGTCTTGAAGAGAACACCGGAGCCGGAGGCTATACCAAAGGATCCTGCTCAGGAGAACATAGATGTTTTGGATCAGATTAAGCTTACTGTTTTTGAGGGTCAGTCTCATGAAGCACATATAATGGCACACATGGTTTTTGGATCTACACCTCTTGTAGCTCAGTCTCCACAGATGGCGGTGGCGTTACAGAAGCACATAATGGAACACGTTAAGATTGGAGCTCGTGAAAGAGCAGCTGTTGACTTAATACAAATGGGAGGTGGTCAGGCTATATCTGAAGAACAGATGATTGATATGGAAGCGAAGACCGCTCAATATGTTGCAGAAGGTATGTCTCAGTTAAAAGCTCTAAGTGCTCAATTAAGTGGAGCTGGTCAGCCGGATCCTTTAGTACAGTTGAAAGAGAAAGAATTACAACTAAAGGCGCAAGCAGAACAGAATGATTCTCAGGTAGACAGGGCTAAACTAGGGCTTGAAGAGAAGAAGGTCGAGCAGAGAGGCGAGCAGTTTGATAAGCGAATACAGAGCTCTGAGAGTATAGCTAAGGCTAGAATTGATTCGTCTATGCAACGTGAATTATTAAAACAACAAAACAACCAAGGAGGTCAAGGTGGCTAAAGAAGGTGATAAAAGAAGTGAAAAGGATTTAAGAAAAGAATTTTTTGATGGTCCGGCTTCAGATTCTATGAGCTTTGAGCAGTTTTTAATAAGAGAAGGTCACGGAGATAAAGTCAAACCTGTTAAAATGGCGGATGGTGGGGAGGTTTTTGCTCCTAATTCTGACTATTACAAGGATCTTCTTTAGAGGTGACCGCATTTCTTTTGGCATGTACTTTAAATGGAATAGCCACGGGTGGTATATACTTTGAAAATGTTAATATATGCTTGCAGTACAAAGATAAATTAAACAATCAATCTTATATGAAAGACGATAAGCCACAAGTGTATGAATGTATTTGTAAGCTAATGCCTTTCGTAGACAAAGAGAAAGTGAAGGTGTACTAATGGTTACAGTTGAGCAGTTTCTTCGTTGGAAGATATTACCGAGATGTATGATGCTTGCTAGTACAGTTATGTCTTGGAGATGTGCTGAATGGTTCATGGATCTAGATGCACCTACTGCTGCACAGTCCGCCTTTGTGTCTGTAGTTATGGGTGTAATGACTGGTGTATTTGGTATTTGGATGGGACACGAACATAAGGATCATAAATAATGTTAACAGCATTAATAGGACCAGTAACCAATTTAGTTGGTAAGTTTATTGAAGATAAAGACGCTAAAAATAAATTAGCACATGAAATTGCGACCATGGCAGAAAGACACGCTCAAGAGTTAGCCAAGGGTCAGTTAGAAATTAATAAGGCAGAAGCAGGTCATAAATCTATATTTGTGGCGGGCTGGCGACCTTTTATTGGTTGGACATGTGGAGTTGCATTATGTTGGCATTTTGTGCTTGCACCTGTTACAATATTCATATGTGCGTATTTGAATGTGGTAATACCAGAGCTACCGACTTTTGACATGGGTAGCTTGATGACTGTGTTAATGGGAATGCTCGGACTTGGCGGCTTAAGATCATTCGAAAAGTATAAGGGACTAACAAAATAATGATTAATTGGATTAAGAAAATATTAACATCTTCTAATAGAGATTTATCAAAGCATAGACTTCACACAACTAAGTATCAGGACTTGTGTATGTAATGAAAAGAAAAGTCAATAAGATAAAAAAGGTTATTAAGGGTTTAGAAAAAGCATCTAAGTCACATTCTAAACAAGCTAAAGTATTAAAAAAAGTTATAAAGAAGAAAGCATAATGGCTAGAGTAAAACAATTTGCAAATGATTTAGGTATAAGTAAGAATCAAGCACAGAACTTAATTAACAAAGGTCGAAGTCGCAAGGACGGTGGATCGCAAATCTTGGAGAGTGTAATGAAGAAACCAGTGTATGCTAAAAATGGTAAGGCTAATGTAGTAAAGCCAAAGAAAAAACCAAATAGAATGTTTAGCAATGATG